CAATCCACCAACTAATAAGCTTATACACCCAGCTTTCAGGATCAGGGTTGCACGTTGCTCTAACATATGGCTTAACTCCACAATCGCTTCTATTTCTTGACAGCAAGTAGAAGAACATTGTCTCAGTAAAGTGTGTTAACTCATCAAAGCCAAGGAAAGTAATCTGTGAACCTTGCCAATCATATTTATTCTTCTCGTATTCCAAATGTCTAAAAGCAATTCTTGCCCCTGATGGGAACTTCCAATCAAGCACCGATTCTCTTGGCTCGGCTCCAGTAATGGGATAAAGCTTTGTTGATGTGTCCCATAAGCCGCCCTCGTTTCGTATCTGTACCGATGTGCGTCTAAATATCACACCGCCAAAGCCGGGCAAATGTATGTGACGCAAAGGATCAAGCAGCAAAGCAAATGTCTTCCCCACAAACGCAGCAGCCCCACCGATAACAATATCAGCAGGGCTTGAAAGCGCAATTTGTTGATAGCCCTCTTGTGGCCGTATTTTATCCATTGTCAGCTTCTATAACCTCAACATCTGTGATGTCATTCGGTTTGTCTCTGTTGTTATCCGGTAGCTCAATTATTTGCACCGATTGTACTGTGCTATTGGAATCAATCTCTAACTTCTCTTTTGGTTTGCCTGCAGCATGCTCCCAAGCAAACTTAACCAGTGCTGGCTCACCCGACTTAAGCAACCAAATAAAGCCCTCTTCCATTGAGCCATAAGTTTTCTCAATAGCTGCTTTTGCTATATTGCGTATTTTTTCTTCCTCATGCTTTGGCTTTCTGCCTGCTCCAGGCATTGCGCCGCCTCTTCCTGCCATTGAAAAATAAATTGGTTATTCTTTTCAAAGTTACTACTTTTCTTTCTCAAACCTCATATGCTTAGCAATAAGCTCTTTTGCTTTCCTTAGCGATATGTCGAGCTGATAAGCCATATCAAAAACATCGTTGTAGTATTTGTTCTCCAGTTGGTCAATGATTCTCACTTTCTTCCTAACTTTTTTCTTGACATTGTACCGCCCTATTTTTTTGCCGTTGCAGTAGACCGTAATGGGTTGACAAAACTTCTCCAAAATGTGCGTAATCATTTCTTCCTCTGTTCGGTCCATTGTGACGCAATTGTAAATCATGGCATTGTTATCCGAATAAACCTTGTAACGGTAGATTCTTCGACCAAAAAATGTAGGTCCTATATCTTCTATAAGCATAGTATTTTTTTATTATTTGTGTAATCTAAATATCAATAAATCGATTTTTCTCTATTTCTATATATATATATAATTTATACCTTTAGTTAGTTAAGTATAAATAATTGATTACATTGATTACAAAGTAAGATAAATCATTGATTATCAATAGCCCCAAGCGTAACCGATTTTAAAATAAACGATTCCCGACTAGAAAAAATCAGTAACATCGGTTACATTTTTATCCAACACATTATCAATTTTTACCATTTTAAACTCTTTCAGGTTGTTATTCTGTCTGTTTTTGATTTCGATGTAATCAATCCCTAACAGTTGGGAACCGATTTGTAACCCTTTTTTAAATCTCTTAAGTGAGTATTCTTTCTTCTCCATTTCGAACATATTTAGGAAGTTTTTCCACTCTTCCGACATCACTTTAAACTTGCCTAAATCATCTTGAATTAGGTTATCCAAGTATTCCAAAAAGTCCTCACCGAATTGCTGTTTGACTTGTTTGCGTCTCAATTTTTCGGAATTATCAACCGACATTATCCCTTGCTGGAGGTAAAAAGAGACACAAAAAAAGAGCAGATTATAAAACTTTTGCCACTCATCGTGGTTCCAGTCATCAAATAATTTATGGCCAAAGTAGTCAAAAGGTGTATATTTTGATGAGAAAAACGGCGCAAATTCAAGCACTTTTTGTCTTCTTTTAGCGTGTTCTGCGTTGTTAGCTATGCTGTAATTGGTGGTAAAAGATAGCTTTGGAGATTCAGCGTAACCCAAAAAAAGCTCATCTTGGTTTTTCTTTTCTATAGTCATGCCCTCTGTAATGGTTGGATAATAGCGCTCAAATTCTACGTTCTTTGGGCAATCTTCTATAACTACGAGCTTTGTTCCAAGATCAACACGCTGGAAAGCAAAGGTCTTGTCTGGCTTAAAGTTTTTGCCATCTATAAAGATGCAAGGGATAAGCTTATCAATTGCTTTAAAAAATATCCCTTTACCTGTTCCCCCTCCTTTGGCTTCGTCATCAGTTTCTTCGGCAAGGATTGGGGCATATGGCTTTGATGGATCTTTATAACCGTGTAAGATGTATCCAATAAGAGACAAAGCGTAATATATTCGGCTTTCCTCATCTCCAGATATTTTGCAGATAAATCGGTAAAATTCGCACTCTTCAGGTGCAAAACCTTGATTGATTTCTATGTCAAAGTCCTTTACTTGCTTGCTCCAAATGCTATGAGAAATCGTTCCGTATTTAACTAGGTCAACGCTATCTTTTGTTATTGTCACGATGCCGTTACGAAATGGGAAGTAGCATTTATGTGGCTCATCACGAAGGATTGACACATCGGACTTGTCGATGTATTCAAAAAATGAATCGGTGAAGATTGATGCGGTCTGTTTTATTATGGCCTCCATTACATCTTCGTGTCCGTTGTCAATTAGCTTAGATTTGATAAATTTCTTTATGACTTCCGGGTAAACTTCCGACACTATTTTGTTGTCCTCATGGATTAGTCGATAAATGCCATTCTTTTCATTGAGAAAGTATAGCTGAAAATTATTAGCATGTAGCCATTGCTGAAGTTTATATTTATTTATTACAACAGCTCCACTTCTAGTGTAAGTCCAGAACCAACCTGCAGTGTTCTTTTGTCCGTAAACATCTGCAAGCTGTTTTGCGGCTTTTCTGTGGTCTCCATTACATTCCAAAATAGTATAAACCCCAAAAGGATTATACCCCTTATTTTCAAACTGTGTGGAGGTTGTATGCACATAAAAAATCCGTGTGTCATTAAAAAGCACAGCCGAATGTGCAGAATTGGTGCTTCCTGGTCTCAGCCAATATGTTTTTGTTGCATCGGAGTTTACTTTGGTCCAGCCGTGCTTTTCTAGTAAGGCAACGATGTCACCTCTTTTGTTATAGTCATCCCAAGTAGTGACATTATCGTTATTGTGTGGGATAATGGGCTGTCTTGCCTGTTCAATGATTGAGTTAAAGGACCGTGCAAGCGAGTGCAATAGGTCACGCTCATCAATGGTAATGACTGGAATGTCTTGCATCACTTGTATGGCTGTGTACCCTGTGGTTGGTGGAGCGATAACATAACCTCCCTCGCCTCTGGTCTCAATAAGTACGCACTGCTTGACATTTGGGTTGTCGTGCAGCTCATCATCATTTGCGGGCCGTTCAGCAAGCTTTTGATTGCCCTCAATTACTTCGCATCGGTAGTAAATGTGGTAGCCATTTGATTTGGTTTTAATGATCATTAGCCGGGCATAAAGCTCGGGGTTAGCATCGATTATCTTATCGGCATATTCTTCCCATTTAACCCCATATTTGCAATCCACATCAATCACTTCTAGGTTGCCGCTAACTTGACCACATATAACGGCGATGCCTTGACATTTATTGTGTGAAAAAAGCCGCTCCAGTTCGGGAGCGGTTGCTATTCTTTTTTGATATTCTTTCCATGAAACTATGGAGCGCTTTTGTGCATCAGTTGGGATTACTGAGATACCTTTCTTTGTGTAATTCAGTGCAGACGTAAGTAAAGTCATTGATAAAATCGTTTAGATTGTGGGTGATAATTGTTGTGAAGCCCTGCTTTGCGAGTTGTTTGTGTCGGTATTTCTGCAGCTCGGAGACAATACCTTTCTCCGATTTTACCTCAATAAAGACGGTGTGACCTCCGCTGTGAGCTTGTAAATCGGGCCATCCGTTCTTATTGGATTGAATTATTTTGACCGGGTACCAGCCAATTTTTTCAAGGTATTTAATGATGTCATGCTGTAGGTCTGCCTCTTTCATAGGCAGTAAATTTACGGAATCAATCAATAAGCTTATCACTGGTTATAAAATTGGTGCCGTTGCCTCCAACTTTATTTAAGAAATCAATCTCTACTTTTGCAGAATTTATTATCACCTGGGCTACATCTGCTACAGCTTTGGCTCGGTCTAGATCCATTGGCTCATCTTTATCTTTTAGTTGTTCGATGGTCTCAAATAGATGGTTTCGGAGGTCTTCAATTTTGTTTCTCATTGATTTGCTTTTTTAGTTTGTTGTTTAATTTGATTAATTTCTTTAGTTCTTCAGGATATTTATGCGGAGCGTTTCGGATAGCATGTTCTTGCCGGGATATGCAAACTAAGTTATTTATGTCAAAGTTTTGCTTGTTGCCGTCTTTAAAAATTATGATGTGATTCGGTGGCAGTTCGCCGTGATGGTCCATCCATATTTTTCGATGCAGTGGGATAAATTTACCTTGTGCTATTCTTATGTGAGTATAACCGTCTACATCAACTCTAGTGTAACCATCAAACTTAACATTATGCGGCAAGCCCCCTTTTTTAAACATACCAATCTTTACTCTT